TCTTCAACTACTTTACTAGAAACAGAAATAATACCCGTGCCGTTAGCATTTAGTATTAAATTACCATTTGTATTTGTTGTAGTGATTGTATTGGTATCAATTTCAATGTTACCAACTTGTAGATCGCCGGCAATATCCAACGAGTACCCCGGGGCAGCTTCGTTAATACCAATACGTGAGTTAGTTACATCTAGATATAATAAGTCTGTTTCAAATGCCAAGTCAGTGCCTTGTCTGACTAGATTTGGTTGTAACATTGGTCCCGAGACGCGACCTATAGCCATATTATTCTCCGTTTAAAAATACTTTATACCGTATTTATATAGAGTTTAATTATTAAACTGTGTCGAATCCGCTTAATGCTACAATAACATGACTGTTAGGCGGGGCAGATGTAAATGTAATAGTTGTTCCTGATACTGTGTAAGCAGAATCTGGTTCTTGGAAAATGTTATTAATAAAAATAAGAATATTGTTTTCGTCAGCAGGCGCAGAGGATAACATATTAAATGCCGTTGTTGAGCCATCGCCAGTGTCTGTATCTTTAGTAATAGTCGTAGTGCCGTTAATTCTTATTTGATTCCAAGTGCCTAAATGATATGTTTCTAATCCACCTGTTGTGACATTAAATCTAACCATCCCAGAGTCTGCTATAGCAGATCCTGGTCGTTGATTCGTAGTTCCTATAGGAATTCGTATGGCATTTGTTCCACCAAGATTGAATAATTCCTGAGTAAAGTATTCTGGATTTGTACGATCAAATGGCATAATATTATAAACTCATATAGTTAACAAAAACATTTACAGGTACTGTCGCCGGCGAACCAGACCAATTGGTAGATGAGTTACTTGCATCATCTAAATCAATATAAAATTTATCACCATTTGTTAATAGCCACTTATTGGCAGTAAATCCTGTTATAGTGTTTACATGTAAATTTGATCCAGTAGAGATAGGAACTGCAAAACCTCCCGCTTTGGATGAATCATATAATAAATTATTAACTGTTACAGAGTCACCGCTGGGAACTAAATTCAATGCCCAATTAAAAAATGAGTCGGCGTGACTATCCGTATTAAAAATAATTATATCTGTAACAGCAACATTGCCTGATGCAGTAAAAATTGCTGTTGAAGAATTGTTTGTTACATTTGTTATTGTGACTGCCATAAATTATCCACCAAATACTAAAGCATAAGCAATTGCTTTACTCTTACTTATCATTTCTCCACTTGTTGTGTTATTTACGAAATATAGTCCTGTGCCACCACCGCTTGGTGTTTTGGAATAAATTTTATTAACAGATACTGTAGCACCTGGATCACCGCCTTGATCAGTAAAATCTAACTGTACTGAAACGCTGGCCGCTTTGGATAATACAATATTACCCGTTCCATTTGGCGTAAGAGTAATATTACCATTTGTGTTAGATGAAATAATATCATTTGCATTAATATTAATATTATCTACACTAAGTTCACCTGTTATAGTAACAGCATTTGTTCCATTATCAAATACAATGTTTGAACTACCAGCAAGAGTTCCACTATTATTATATTGAATATTAGTATTAGCACCACCTGGGGTTGGTGACCCTGCCGCAGTATCTACATATGCTTTGATAGATTGTTGTGTTGCTAAAGCAGTAGCACTATCACTTGCCATATTATCTTCATCTAATATGTCGCTAATAGTAACACCATTAACAGTTAAATCACCTGTTGTTGTAACAGAAAGTGCTTCTAAGTCTGCTAATCCCGAGCCGAGTTTAAAACTCCATTTGTCTGTAGTTTCATTCCAAATCAATGATGTATCGTCAGAAGTGCCTCTTTCAATTACAACACCTGCTGTTCCAAGCGTAACACCTGCTCCTGATTCATTCTTGTTTAATACAATTGTATTATCTTGAATGTCTAAATCTGTTGTATTAACCGTGGTAGTAGTTCCAGTAACAACTAAATTGCCTGTTACTTGAAATGCATCTGCTGTAATATTAACATCATTTGAACCAACGTTGATATTATAATCGCTGTTAACTCTTAATTCCTTTGCCATATTTCGTGATTTCCAATGTTATATTATTTATACAAATTTTAGAATAGAAAAGGGGCCGATGGCCCCTTTCCTGTATTGATCGTAAGAATATCAATTAAGCGTCTTCTGTCCAATCGTCGTCGTCTACACCGACTAGTGTATTGTCGTCGCCTGCTTCCTCGACTTGTGCCGCACCGTCTGTTAGATCTACTGTGAAGTTCCATGGAACTTTACTGCCATCATATGCGTTTGAACCTGTAGCAGTCGGAGCTGCTAATGTTGCTGTACGGCCAGAAATTTTACTTGCTAGGTATGTTTCACCATCATCCATTTTAAATGAAATTGACATCTCACCTGATGCTAGGTTTGCTGGTAAATCATCCCAAGTTAAAGTACAAGTATGTAATCCTGCTGTTTCGATTTCTTCAACAACAAAACGTTTACTTGCTTTTTGTTTAACAATATAACCTTCTTTAACACCGCCGCCGCTGTTAAAGTTAACTTTGATTTCGTTACCGCCGGCTGTTGGGCCTACGCCCGCGACACCGAAGTATCTTTTATTAAGTGGTCTACCCATTTTATTTCTCCTTTTAGAAGTCCGTTGCGGGTTTTAACCGCTACGAGGAAGGTTAATCCCCATAAACTTACTACCCATTAGTAAGCATTACTATTTAGTCAAGAAAAACCCCCCAAATAATGGGGGGTTATCTTTACAAAAAATTCTAAACCTTATGCAAATGATAGGTTTGATACTGCAATTGTTTGTAGGTAGTCGCCAGCATTACCTAGTGATGATGCTGTGTTTGTTAGTGCAACATAACCATAACGTGTCATGAAGCCTACGACTGGCTCGAATGTATCTGGATCTAGTACTGTACCAGATGACATTAGAGGAATGTATGGGCAGTAGAAAGCAGCTGCGTCTGCTTCGCTTGAACCCTTGTAGCCTACTAGTACTGCTGTATCATCAGCTGCGTATGTATCAACATAGATCTTCATTGTACCATTTAGTGTGCCAACCATCTTTTGGTTAACTGGTGCTTCGAATGAACCTTCTGTTGTACGTGCAAATGCACTTGTTGAAGCGGATTGGATAACTGTTAGTGCTTGTGGTGAAACGACTGCCCAGTTACCTGCACCACGACGTGTGCGTTGTGCAATTGTGTTGGCTGCGCGGTTCATTAGAACTGCTAGAGCGGCGTGCTCGTCACCAACGTATGTTGCTGTACCTGATACTGCGTTTTGATCATATGGATCACCTGCTGTTGCGATACTACGTAGTGAACGTAGGATCTCTTGATCAATTTCTGCAGTAATTTCTTGTGCTAGTGCTGACATGATTTCTGCTTCCATGTCAATACCGTGCATTGAGTTAGCATCTTGAGCAGCTTCGAAAGTCCAACGTGCTGATAGCTTACGTGTCTTTGCTTCAACTGGTTGCTTCAAGATTTGGATGCTTAGACGGTTACCGCCTGTGCCTTCGTTAGCAGATGTTGAACCTGCTGTATCAGCAGATGCAACGTTACCTGAGTAACCTTCAGCAACTTTGAATGGGCTTAATGCTTCTTCGCCTGCTGTTGTGTTACCACCTGCGTTACCTGTGAATGCATCAGCGTAACGTACTCTCAATGTGTGAATTTGTCCTACTGGACCTGCCATTGGTTGAACACCAACGATTTCGTTAGCAATTACTGATGGCATTACGCGGCGGATTACTGGTAAAATTACGCGGTTAAGTGTAGCAACATTACCTGATGTTGATGCGCCGGCTGTAGCAGCCTCTGTCAAATAGCCTTTTGTATTCTCTAGAGTTACTGCCATTGTACTACGAGTTGAACCTGAAAGACCTTCTAATAGTGCGTCTTTAGTTTCACTCCAGTTTTCATTTAATAGTTCTGACATTTTTAGTCTCCTAAACTCCTTAATTATAAATTTATAATCCTGCTAACTTCTTGATATCAACAATGTTGGAAGTGTTTGGTGTTTCTTCAACTTGCTTTTCAACAGGTTGGCGATCACCAGTTACTTCTTTCTTTACTGACTCAGTAAGTTTGCGTTTAATACCAGTGCCATCGCCATTAATAACTGCTGGCAGGTATTTGTCAAAAGATGCTTTAAGTTTATCAGTTTGTACTGACTCAAGTAAACTTTCCATAACCTCTTTCTTCTCTTTCGCCAATGGTGAAAGAAGTTGAGAGAGTGTTTCTTTACGGTTTGCTTGGTCATTAATAACGTTGATTTCACTCATTTTTGTCTCTACGAGTGCATCCTTTTCTTCAATTGTTTTATTGGCTTCTGCCAATACACCTTCCATTTCTGAAAGTTGCTTGTTGAGTTTTGCAACTTCAGTATTCTCATTCAAATATGAATGTGCATACTCTGCGGCAAAAGCTTCAAATAATTGACGTCCAAAGTTATTCTCACGAGCACTTTGAATATCTTCTTTAAGTTGTGACATCTCACCCTTAATAGTTTTAGTGACAGTCTCTTCAACCATCTTAGCACTACGCTCGATAAATGTTTTCTTAAGTTCGGCTAGTTTTGTTTTTGCTTCAGCAACTAACTTAACTTTTGTTTCAACTACGTCTTTCTTGTCTTCGTTGAATTCAACAATCTCTTCGCTTAATGCTTTGATTACGAAATCTTCTAGTTTCTGCATTGTTTGAGCCTGTGTGCCTCTATCAGCACGGAACTCATTCATTTCAGTTGCTAGATTTTCTGTTACGAACTTGCTTAGAAGATCGGCATGCTCTGTTACTGCTGTCTTGTATGCTACTCGCTCAGCTAGTAGTGCTTGCTTGTCTTCTACAAACTCGTTGATTTCTTGTTTTAGAGAATCTGTAACCATTGTATCTAGGGCTTCGACAATCGCCTCCTTATCGTGCTCATATCTCTTTGCAAATTCTTCGCGTAACTCGGCCTTGTTTTGCTCAGTGGCTTCTACCAACTTTGCATCCCAAGCTTCCTGGAGTTCAACTTGAACTTCCTCGGAGATAATATTGTTTTCGATAAGTGGTTTGAATACGTCTAACATAATGCTCTCCTAAATTTTTAGGTCCTTTATGAGACGCAAAATACTCTCTTTGAGATATTTTTGCGCCTTTTGATTCTCACGTACTTCAGCCGCCATCTCAAGCACTCTATGACCGCCTCTCATGTTTAAAAGGCCTTCATAAATTGCTGTTGGATATGCTTCTGGAGCACTTGGTTGCGCCACTACGTCAATAGTGACAATTTCAAATTCTGAAACATCGCCAGAAGATTCACGGACATTGCCGCTACCTCTGGATGAAACTCCTAATTTAACACCTGACTCAAGCATAGTTTTGACTAAGTTACCCATTGGTGTTGGTAGTACTTTCATCTTACCATAACCGTTGGGTCCATCCATCCACATTTCTGTAACCATGTGGGATACACGATCTAAGTTAATCTTAAGATCGTCTGGATGATCAACTTCGCCTAGTACTGAGTTTCCTTGATTGATTTGCTCATTTAATGTTGATACTGCGGTTTGAATTTCAGAGACAGGATATACACGCTGATTTGCATTCTTTACACCACCTTGAATGCAAATACCCTTCATGTATAGATTCTTGCCTTCTGAATCAGTCTCAGTTACCATGCGAGCTTGGTCAAATGTCAAGTGTTCTCTTAGATAAGTCATGTTTTTTATCCGTTATACTTTCTTCATGTCTGGTTCAGTTGACATGCCCATATCTGATGATGATGGGTCTGCTGAACTTGAACCTTCTCCTGATGACATTGCACCTGGTTCGTTTGCGTCACCTTGTGGCTTACCACCTTTGGCAACAGGTGATGAACCTTCGCCAGCGCCACCCTTAGGTGCAGGAACTGCCTTTAGTTCAGCGCCTTCGGCAACTACATCTTCTTCTGACTCTTCTAGATCTTCTTCTGCTTCTTCAGCTGACTCTTCAACGGATTCTTCCATTTCTGGCTCCATGTAGTCGCCTTCTTCGTCGGCTTCTTCGCCTTCGTCGTCGCCAACTTCAGCCATTAACTTGTCGAATT